CACAGAATTTGAAAGACAAGCTGGCATACTTGGCTTAAGTGTTCCCAAGAATGGCTATAACAGTTTAGTTGAATCAGTTCTTAATGGAAGTTACAAAGCCGAAGGTTTTGCTAGTTTCTCTGATAAGCTTTGGCAGTATCAATTTGAATTGAAAGCCGACATTGAAAAACTTCTCATCAGGTCAGTAACTGGTGGAATCAATCCAAAGGCACTAGCCCCACAACTTAAAAGACTGATGACTGAACAAGGAAAGCTAAATGCCACTTACAATGCTCAACGCTTGCTTGTGTCGGAAACAACACGAGTTCAGACAGCTATTCAAGAAGAAAGTTATAAAAAAGCGGATATTGAAAGTTATGAGTATATTGCTGAACCGTCAGCTTGCCCTATCTGTGGAGCATTGAATGGTAAAATTTTCAAGCTTAAAGATATGTCGCCTGGTATTAATGCACCTAACATGCATCCGTTCTGTAGATGTAGCACGGCACCGCATGTTGATGATAAAGGTTTCTGGGATGATTTGCTTGATAGAAAAGTAATCAGCCAAGACGAATATAAGCAAGCTTTTGACGACAGGGCAGAAGCTGACAGAGCGATTGAAGAATTGCGCAGAAAAAGAAAAGGATAGATTTCAATGAATAAAAATGATAAAAAATTATTTGTTCTTGCAAATGAGCTATTGGGAGATGTAGCTAATCAAAAAATTACTGGTGTTTCTGTAGATAATACAAATTACGAAGATGGAACAAAACGACTATCCATTGATGTTGATTATGTAGAAACATCAGGGACTAATTTTGAAATAAAAACAGATGGTCTGAAAAATATTACTCTGGGTGATGTTTCTGGTGATATTATAAAAGCAGGAAAAATTAATATTCAAAATTAAGCGTTTGTCATTGACAGGCGTTTTTCTTGTCCGTTTCCGAACGTTGTGGACACTAAATAAAACACGAGAAAATCAGACTCCCAAGTCTTTAAATGCGAGTAGGAGGAACCAGAAATGGAACAAACAGAACTTTTACCCCTTAATTTGCAACTGTTCGCAGAAGAAGCAGCCGATGAGACGTCTGAAGCTGGTTCAGAAACTGAAACAGAAACGAATGAAGAAGAGCAACAAGAACAGTCAACTGACAATGACAAAATCGTCGAAAAGCTTCAAAAACGAATCGGAAAAGAGCAAGCTGAAAAAAATGAAACAAAAACACAGCTCGATCAAGCTCTAGCTCGTATTGAAGAACTTGAAAAAGGTGGCAAAAAGTCAGTTAAAGAAAAATCTGACGAAGAAAAAGCTGCTGAACTTCAAAAAGCTAAAGACGATGAGATCGCAAGCCTTAAAGCACAAATCAAAATTTCAAACATTACCAGCCAAGCTGATGAAGTATTGAAAGAAAGTGGAATTGCTTTGAGTGCTGCGGAGTTAGGATTGTTAGTTGATGTTGATGAAGAAAAAACTTACAGCAATGTAAAAACTTTCCTCAATTTACTTGATAACCAACGCTCACAGTGGGAAAAAGCACGAAACACAGGAACAACACCTAAACGTGTTCCAGGCAACAATGATGTCGATGTTTTCAAACAAGCGGCAGCTAAATATTAATAATAGGAGATCTAAATTATGGCAATTAAATATTTCACAAAACAATATGCTGGTATGTTACCAGACCTTTTCGCAAAAAAAGCAGCTTTCTTGCGTGCTTTTGGTGGAGTTCTTCAAGTAAAAGATGGTGTTACTGAAAATGATACTTTTATGGAACTCAAAGTAAGTGACACTGATGTAGTTATCCAAGAATATTCTACTGATGAAAATGTCGGTTTTGGAACTGGAACAGGTAACACTTCACGTTTTGGTCCACGTAAAGAAGTTAAGTCTGTCAACAAACAAGTGAGTTACGATGCGCCTTTGGCAATTAACGAAGGAATTGATGATTTCACAGTTAATGACATTAAAGACCAAGTTGTGGCAGAACGTTTAGCGCTGCATGGTGTAGCTTGGGCCCAATATGTAGATGGATTACTCGGCAAACTTTTGTCAGATAATGCTAGCGAAACATTGGACGTAACACTTGATGAAGATTCAGTAACTAAATTGTTCTCTGATGCTCACAAGAAATTTGTCAACAACAATGTTTCTACTGCAGTTCCTTGGGTTGCTTATGTTAATGCTGATGTCTATGACTTGCTTATTGACTCTAAACTTGCAACAACTGCTAAAAGCTCAAGCGTAAACGTGGATGAACAAACACTTTATAAATTTAAAGGTTTCATTTTATCTGAACTTCCTGATGAAAAATTCCAAACTGATGAAGTAGCTTACTTTGCTGCAGATAATGTTGGTGTAGCTGGTGTTGGAATTCAAGTGACTCGTGCAATGGATTCAGAAGACTTTGCGGGAACAGCGCTTCAAGCAGCTGCTAAATATGGTAAATACTTGCCAGAAAAAAATAAAAAAGCAATTCTCAAAGGTAAACTAAAAAAAGCGTAACCCCGAAAGTCGGAGCGGCTAAAGTCGGGGAAGCTCAACTCTAAAAAATAGATAAAGAAAGTGAGAAATAACTTATGGCTTACACACCAAAAGAATGGAAAGACGGAGACGTCATCACAAAAGAAGGACTTAATAACATTGAGCAAGGAATTGCTGATGTTCCTGCTGGTCCAAAAGGCGATAAAGGAGACACAGGCGCAGCTGGTGCAAAAGGTGCAACTGGTCCCGCTGGACTTAGTATTAAATCACTTGCCCTCACAACAACTGATGGAAAGGTAACCGCTGGGACGGTCACGTTTTCTGATGACTCAACCGCTGCAGTCACGGTTACTGAAACACCAGCCGGCTAAGATAGGAGTTGCTTATGGCTATCACTGATGATTTAAAAAAGCTTTTAGGTGGTTCATCGGATGAGCGCTTGGAAGTAATCGAAAAACGTACTCGTGAACGTTTATTGCTGATTCTTGGTTCTGACATTAAAGAAGTACCGCCAGAGCTAGAATATGTTGTTTTGGACGTTTCCTTGAAGCGTTTCAATCGTATTGGTCAAGAGGGAATGCAGTCCTACTCACAAGAAGGATTAAGCATGACTTTTTCAGAATCTGATTTTGACGAGTATGCCGATGAAATTGAATCATGGCGAAAATCAAAAGAAGCTGAGGGAGATAAGAAGATTGGGAGGTTCAGATTGTATTGAGATATTTAGATGAAGTTACTTTTGTCAAAGAATCGTCCGGCTCACATTATGACCCCGATTTAGGCGAATGGATTGAAAAAGAGCCTACTAAAACAATTTTTAGTGCAAACATCACTGATATTGGAACTGATAGAAGTGCAAAAGTTTTTGGAGATATTAAACAAGGGGCAAAAGTCATGCGAATGATGCCCCTTTTTACTATGCCAGAATATGATTACATTGAGTTTGATAATAAAAAGTGGGCTTTAACGACCTATCGCAATCCAAGTGAGAGAAACACTTTTATTTTGCAGGAGGTCAATCAATGAAAATAACTGGAATTGATGCCTTGCAAAAGAAGTTGAGAAAAAATGCCACGCTTGCTGATGTCAAGCACGTTGTGAAAAGCAACACTTCAATCATGAACAAGAACATGCAAAAGCTTGCTCCTGTAGATACAGGAAACATGAAGCGTTCAATAACCAGTGAATTTACAGACGGAGGCCTTTCGGGAACGACTGGCCCACACACTGATTATGCTGGATATGTAGAGCACGGGACACGATTTCAGGCTGCACAGCCTTTTGTTAAACCAGCTTTTGATGTTCAAAAGAAGGTATTCAAAAATGATTTAGAGAGGTTGACGAAATGATTAAAACTCGAGACCAATCTATTTTTGATGAATTGTTCAAGCGAATTCAAGCCTTGGGATATACCGTTTATGATTATAAGCCAATGAATGAAGTGGGCTATCCATTTGTAGAATTGGAGAATACTCAAAACATTCATGAACCAAATAAAACGGATATCAAAGGGACAGTAAGTCTTTCATTATCTGTTTGGGGCTTACAGAGAAAACGCAAAGAAGTGTCTGACATGGCAAGCAATATATTTAATCAAGCGTTAAACATAAGCGCCACAGAGGGCTATTCTTGGGCTTTGAATTCACAAGCAAGTACCATTCAAATGCTGGAGGATACAACAACAAATACACCGCTCAAAAGAGCGTTGATTAACTTAGAATTTAGACTAAAATAGGAGATTTAATATGCCAGAATTAATAGCCAAACAGGGTAAAGATATTATCTTGCTCTATCGTTTGCTTAGTAAAGCAACAGAAGAAGCGGCTTGGAAACTTGCTTTCCAAACTGAACACTCAAATGAAAAAACTCGAGATTACAACACAACGGCTACCAAAGATGGACCAATCGGGGCTCTTGCGGAAGTTGAATATAGTTTGTCTGCCACATCTATTGCAGCAAATGGTGACCCACATCTTGACGAAATGGACCAAGCGTTTGACGATGCAGCAATTCTTGAAGTTTGGGAGATTGATAAAGCTGAAAAAGGAACTGATGAGGAAAACAAAGACAAGTACAAAGCGAAATATCTTCGTGCCTATCTTACAAGTTTCTCTTATGAACCTAATTCAGAAGATGCGCTGGAACTAAGCATGGAATTTGGAGTGTTTGGTAAACCACAAAAAGGATATGCCACACTCACTGATGATCAAGCGGATGTTGTTCAGTATGTCTTCAAAGATACAGTAAAAGAGACTACACCCTAATGGCCCCGTAGTCGGTCAAGCGACCGTAGGGGACGCTGAACTATAAACAACGAGTTAAAAGAGAGCTGAGTCTCTCTTTTATTTTTTTAAGGAGAATTCAAAATGGAATTAACAATTAATGACAAACTATACACTTTTACTTTTGGTTACCGATTCATTAAGGAATTGAACAAAAAATACAAAGTTGTAGAACAAGGAATGCAGCTAAAAGCTGGATTGGATAATGCTTTGATTAATTTCTTTGGCGGAGACATTGAAACCTTGGTTGAAATGTTGCTCTTGGCAAATGGAACTGAAACACCTCGGGTCTCTGAAAAAGCAATTGTTGAACTTATTGAAACTGATGGAAGTGATCCTCTCTTTGATTCAGTTCTTGATGAGTTAAAAAAGTCGGCATTTACAAAGAAAAAGACAGAGGAATTCGAGAAGAGAATGACACAAAATCAATAATTATTGATTTCGATTCCCTTTATGAAGAAGTTCAGATTAATTGCTTACGTTATCTTGGAATGACTGACTTGAGAGAGATAGAACGGATGACTATTTCAGAATACGAATTACGTTTTAAAGCTTACAGGTTGAAAAAGCTAGATGAACAAGAATTAATCCACCAGCAAGCGTGGGCGAATTGGCAAGTTCAAGCAACCAAGCAACAAGCTAAAAAACAAGTTCCGGTTTACCCAACATTCAAGAAATTCTTTGATAAGAGAAAATTTGAGAATGAAATTCTTGGGATTAAAAACTCGGATAGTAAGTTTAACCAGGACAGCAAATTAATTAACCTAATGAAAAAAGCAAATAAGTAGGAAAGGAGGAAATATGGAAACTTATAGTGTTGAAGCTATTCTGAGTGCGGTTGATAAGAATTTTATATCAACCATGAAGAGTGCTGATGGGTCAATGGGAACATTGGACAAAAATACACAAAATACAAATACCTCTATCCTAGATATTGCCAAGGGTGTTGGGGTCTTTAAAGTTGTTGATACTGCGATTGGAGTAGTTAAAAGTTCATTAGATGGTGCAATTAATCGTTTTGATACATTAAATGCCTATCCGAAAGTAATGGCTCAAATGGGCTATTCTACTGATGATGTTTCAAAATCTGTTTCTATCTTGAAAAAAGGTGTTGATGGCTTGCCTACTTCACTTCAAGATTTAACAAAAAGTGCTCAAAGTTTTGCAATTTTAGAGAAAAGCGCCACTAAAGGTGCTGAAACTGCGACTGCTTTGAATGATGCTTTTCTCGCTTCTGGTGCAAGTGCTGCAGATGCCAGCCGTGGGGTTGAACAATATAGCCAGATGTTATCGAGTGGTTCAGTTGACTTGCAAAGTTGGAAAACTTTACAAGAAACAATGCCTTATGCCTTGACACAAGTTGCTAAGTCCTTTGGGATTACAGGTAAAAGTGCTGAGCGTGATTTATATGCCAAACTAAAATCTGGCGATATTACCATGGATCAGCTTAACAAGCGATTCGTAGAGTTGGACACAAGCGCGAACGGATTTGCACAAACCGCGAGAACAGCGTCTGGTGGGATTGGTACATCATTCACTAATATGCGTAATGCCGTAGTAAATGGCATGGCCAATACAGTAGAAACAATTAACAATGCTTTGAAAGATGCAGGATTAAAAAATGGTATTTCTACACTTTTTGATGAAGGTAAGCAAGCGATTATCAAAGGTTTTGCGGTGTTTAACCAAATTGTAGCTACTGCGATTCCGCCGATAGTGAAAGGATTTAGTAAGCTAGTAGATATTTTAAAACCTTTTTTGCCGATTATGCCTGCATTGATTACTTACTTTACTGCATTTGCAACGGTTGTAGCAATACAAAATAAAATAAGTAAAATTAGTGATGCGTATAAAAAATGGACCCAAGCAACAAAGGGAGCCACAGTGGCCCAAAAAGTTTTAAATACGGTTATGCAAGCAAACTGGATAGCCATTGTTATTGCTGCTATCGTTGCCCTAGTTGCTGGCTTTATTTATTTCTGGAACACAAGTGAGGAATTCCGCAATTTCTGGATAGGATTATGGGAAGGAATCAAAAAAGCAGTTGATACTGCAGTAAAAGGAATTCAAAGCGCTTGGAATGCCACTGTCAAATGGTTCACTGATACCTGGAACAATATCAAAAACGGTGCCAAAGGACTTTGGGATGGAACAATCCAAGGTGCCAAAGATGCCGTTGATAATGTGAAGAATGCTTGGGGCGGAGTGAAAGAGTGGTTTTCTGATAAGTGGAATGGTATTAAAGATGGAGCAAAAGGAATTTGGGGCAATATTAAGTCTGGTGCTAAAAGTGGTGCAGACGGTGTCCAAAATGCCTGGGGCAACACCAAAAAATGGTTCTCAAATCTCTGGGACGGAATTGTCAGTGGCGCAAAAAGCATAGGTTCAAAAATGTTAGAGCCAATTGTAAACCTATTTAACGCTTATAAAGAGATTTTTCAGCCGCTCCTTACTTTCTTCTCAGGTTTATGGGACCAAGTGAAAACAATCTTTAGTGCTGCATGGGAAGCGATAAAAACAGTTGTAATGGGTCCAGTCTTGCTTTTGATTGATCTTATAACAGGTAATTTTGAGCAATTGAAAAAAGATGCCCTAATGTTATGGCAAACAATGGTAGATTCGATTCAAACCATTGTATCGACATTTGTTCAAATTGTAGGTGGATTCTTCCAAGGCTTATGGGGAGTCATCCAAAATGTCTGGGATACTTTGGTGTTTGGTGCTCAATCGACTTGGACAACGCTTACTACTTTAATTGTTACTACTGTTCAAAATATGATTACAGCGGTTGTCAATGGGTGGAATTCATTTAAACAGGGAACGATTGACCTTTGGAATGCAACAATCCAATGGATTCAAGACACTTGGAGTGCTTTTGTTTCTTGGATTATCCAAACCGCTAATGATATCGTAAATGGTGTTATTAATGGTTGGAATGCCTTCAAGCAAGGAACTATTGATTTATGGAACGCAACCGTTCAATGGGTCAAAGACACTTGGGCATCATTTAAACAGTGGGTCATTGAGTCTGCTAATGCCATCGTTAATGGAGTTAAACAAGGTTGGGAAAACCTCAAACAAGGAACAATCAACTTGTGGAATGGTATGGTTGAAGGTCTCAAAGGGATTTGGGATGGTTTGAAACAAAGCGTGAGTGATTTGATTGATAATGTTGTAAGTATCTTCAATACCTTGAAAAACATCAACTTATTAGATATTGGTAAAGCCATCATTGACGGATTTGTCAAAGGGCTCAAACAAAAGTGGGAAGATGGAATGAAATTTATCAGTGGAATTGGCGATTGGATTCGTGAGCATAAAGGGCCAATCCGTAAGGATAGAAAACTTTTAACTCCCGCTGGTAATGCCATTATGACTGGTTTGAACTCTGGTTTAACTGGTGGCTTCCGTGATGTTCAATCCAATGTTTCGGGAATGGGAAATATGATTGCCAATGCAATTAATTCTGACTATTCTGTGGATATTGGTGCAAATGTTGCGGCAGCTAATCGCTCAATCAGTAGTCAAGTTTCTCATGATGTGAATCTTAATCAAGGAAAACAGCCAGCTTTATTTAATGTGAAGCTTGGTAACCAGAACTTTAAAGCCTTTGTGGATGATATCTCAAATGCACAAGGTCAAGAAATTAACTTAAATATGGGATTCTAGGGGGTAGAAATGTACAAGTTTAGAGATACGACAAAACGGAAGCATTATCGCAACCTTCCTTTTATTCCAACCAGTGCTATGAGTTATGATGGGTCTTGGTTAGAGGAACTCATAGAAGGTTATCAAACATTGGCAGTTGAGGGGCGAGAAATGTATTCTCTCAGCTTTGAATCACAAGAAATGCAAGTAGGGGGAGTAATCACCAATATTAAATATCCTCCTCGTGAGCTGACAATAAAATACAAACTTGAGGATAGGGACCCTAGAGTATTACAAGAAAAGTTTGATACTTTAAAAGCGTTCTTGATTCGTCAAGAAGATGTCCCTATTATTTTTCATGATGATTTGGAATATACTTTTTATGGCCGTTTCCAAACTGCAGACAATG